AATATTATACGGATGGCCGCTTTATGGGAATTTGAATTAAAGTAATTTTCTTTTCCAAATTACAATTCTGCCATTTGGTACTCACTATATATTGAGTACTGATCACCAATTGCCATAGGACTAGTGCTGAGTACCGATTGACCAAGTCAATGGCTCCTCCCAAGCGTTTTCAAATATATGCCAAAAATTTCTTTCTCACTTATCCAAAATGCTCTCTTACTAAAGAAGAGGCACTCACCCAACTTCAGAACCTACAAACCCCAGTAAATAAAAAATACATAAAAATCTGCAGAGAGCTCCACGAAAATGGGGAACCTCATCTTCACGTGCTCATCCAGTTCGAAGGAAAATACAAGTGCCAAAATAACAGGTTCTTCGACCTGGTATCCCCAACCAGGTCAGCACATTTCCATCCGAACATTCAGGGAGCTAAGTCAAGCTCAGATGTCAAGTCCTATATGGAGAAGGATGGAGACACCCTCGACTGGGGAGAGTTTCAGATCGATGGACGATCTGCAAGAGGGGGACAACAGTCAGCCAATGATGCTTACGCCAAAGCAATTAATACAGGCAGTAAGTCAGAGGCTCTTAGAGTCATTAGGGAATTAGCCCCAAAGGATTATGTCTTACAATTTCATAATCTTAATGCTAATTTAGATAGGATTTTTGCACCTCCAATGGAGGTTTATGTTTCCCCTTTTCTTTCATCTTCCTTCGATCAAGTTCCAGAGGCCATAGAGGAATGGGCCTCTGAAAATGTGATGGGTCCCGCTGCGCGGCCATTGAGACCTAAAAGTATCGTCATTGAGGGTGATAGTCGTACGGGCAAGACAATGTGGGCCAGGTCTTTGGGACCACACAATTACCTGTGTGGACATTTAGATCTGAGTCGCAAGATATATTCAAATGATGCATGGTATAACATCATTGATGACGTAGACCCCCACTACCTAAAGCATTTTAAAGAGTTCATGGGGGTCCAGAGGGACTGGCAAAGTAACACCAAGTACGGGAAACCAGTTCAAATTAAAGGAGGTATTCCCACTATCTTCCTCTGCAATTCTGGGCCCAATTCCTGCTATAGAGAATACCTCGATGAGGAAAAGAACTCAGCACTGAGGTCGTGGGCTATACATAATGCAACATTCATCACCCTCACAGAGCCACTGTACTCAGGTACCCATCAAGGTCCAACACAGGCTAGCCAAGCGTAGAGCCTTCCGGCGTAAGAGGGTTGACCTCGAGTGTGGCTGCTCATACTACGTACACATCAACTGCCACAACCATGGATTCACGCACAGGGGAATCCATCACTGCAGGTCATGCAATGAATGGCGTGTATATCTGGGAAACCCCAAATCCCCTCTATTTCAAGATAACAGAACACCACAACAGGCCGTTCCTAATGAAGGAAGACATCATCTCCGTTCAGATACAATTCAATCACAACCTCAGGAAGAGACTGGGGATAATGAATTGTTTCTTGGGCTTGAGGATCCACACTCGTTTACATCTTCAGACTTGGCATTTCTTAAGAGTCTTTAAGACTCAAGTTTTAAGATATTTAGATAGTTTAGGCGTAATTAGTATAAATAATTGTATTAAGGCTTTCAGACATGTATTATATGATGTACTTGAGGGCACAATTAATGTAATTGAGGATCATGATATAAAATTCAATATTTATTAATTCGATACTGAATCATAGAAGTAGATCCGTATCTTCAAAGTGGCATACACGGGGTTAGAGGCGTGCGTACACGCCATATACAACATCAATGCATTCTCAGTATGATTCTCATACTTGCCAGCCTCTTGGTAGTTGTACACAACATAATTATTGACCCTAATAAACTTCTTCACGAGAGCCTGCTCCTTCGGTGCGTATAAACCGCCTGTCACAGTGGCATGCCACTTCCTTAACACCTGATATCTGTCACGATGAACATTCTTCACAGTCGCCGTGCTGGGCTCATTATCAAACATGTTAAAAACCTCACCAAAATCTTGAGGCTTGTCAACAGGCCTACGATCCCTAACAAGGAAAAACATAACACTATTCGTATGATTCTTAGTCTTGATGTTCTCATCCATCCAAATCTTGCCCAATACATAGACGGACTTCACACAGAACCTCTTGCCAACCCTGTGGGTCAGCCCAATACCACGAGTAACATCACTAACACACATGACTTTCCCAATGTGCTGGATATCATGTCTGGACTCAAATGACTGGACCTTACACGGGCCTTCACAGCCCCTTGGAACATCTGGGCTCCTGTACATCCTGTACATCCTGGGCTTTCGGTTCATGGGCCTGTTGGTCCAGGCCCTTGCTTTTGTGACGCGGACAATGGGGGCAGCAGCGCGGCTCGCATATGGGCTGTCGAAGTTGAGACGGCGGCGTACCTTCGAGGCGGGCGTTGAAATGATGATATCTGCTGGTCGCTTCGACATAATTCCGAGCCCTAATAACTGAAATTAAATCCCTAATTAAATCGTATCCCAGAGTGTCTGGGGAATACGTATTTTCTACTAGCTGGAGGTATTTCACTGCCAACATGCACCTAAACCCATGAACAGTTTCTGGAAACTCATTCAATAGTGGGTCCCACATGTTTGTAGATACAAACTTGGTGAGCAAGTCTATTTATTGGTCCCCCCGCACTAAATAGGCCATGTAGCGTGAATTTCATTGGTTGAGGGCCCACCTAAAAATTTGCGCGGCCATCCGGT